GTGCAGGTGCAAGATACGACAGAATTAAAACAGCGCATCAGCAGTGCGAAAGAGACCTACGAGAGGCTCTCAGCACGACAGCAGGCACGATTGCAGGACTTGGCGAAGCCCTAGCAGGTATCGAGGCGTTGTCGTTGAAATGAGATAAATTTATCGTAATAGCTTGATCCCATTGCGAATGTGATGTAATATAACCCAATGTACTGGCCCATCAGACCAGGGAACTTAAAGGTTCATAGTAAATGAATAATGAAGTCCAAGATACCTTAGCGGAAGTTGACTCCGCGCAAGCAGCCGAGGTGACGGCCACCACGGATAATGCACAAATTGCGCCGGTAGTCGCTGAGAATCAAGACGATACACCCATCGAGGAGAAGAAATACTCCCAGACGGAAATCGACGCGATGATCGGTAAGCGACTCGCAAGAGAGCAACGTAAATGGGAACGTGAGCAGCAAGCCGAGCGAGCGGAAACGCAAGCAAGGCAGTCGGTGCCCAAGGAACTCCCGTCTGTAGATCAGTTTGAGTCCACGGAAGCCTATGCGGAAGCATGGGCGGTTAAGCGGGCTGATGAACTTATCGCACAGCGTGAATTTCAGAAGCAACGGGCGGTGATTGACGATGACTACGCAGAACGTGAGGAAGAAGCAAGGGTAAAGTATGATGATTTTGAACAAGTCGCCTATAACCCGAAGCTCCGAGTCACTGATGCGATGGCAGAGACAATCAAAGCCTCTGACATTGGACCAGACCTAGCATACTGGTTAGGCAGTAATCCGAAAGAAGCTGACCGCATATCGCATTTATCGCCACTCATGCAAGCGCGCGAAATTGGGAAGATTGAGGCAAAATTAGGTGCCGAACCTACCCAAAAGAAAACATCGTCTGCGCCAGAACCGATACGTCCGGTCAACGCTCGAACATCGAATACTGGTGTCATTGACACCACTGATCCTCGGTCTGTTAAGACCATGAGTACATCGGAATGGATAGATGCCGAACGCCAACGACAAATCGACAAAGCAAAGGCACTCCGCAATCGTTAAATAAAGGAAAATTATCATGGCTAATAGCTTACTTACCATCGACATGATCACTCGTAAATCTCTGGAAATTCTGGAGAATAACCTTGTGATCACCCGCAACGTGAACCGTCAATACGACGATAGTTTCGCAGTAGAAGGAGCCAAAATTGGTTCTACACTGCGTATCCGCCTGCCCGACCGTGCTCTAGTAACGGACGGCGCAACATTGTCTGCTCAGGACGATGCTGAACAATACACCACTCTGACTGTATCCAGCCAGAAACACATTGGTGTACAGTTCACTTCTGCTGAACTTACAATGAAATTAGACGACTTTGCTGAACGTGTCTTGAAACCACGTATCAGCCAATTAGCGTCTAGTGTTGATGCTGATGTTGCAAATGCTTACAAATCTATCGGCAACTCGGTTGGTACCCCTGGTACTACTCCTGCTACTGCTTTGGTTTTGTTGCAAGCTCAACAGAAGCTCAATGAGAACGCCGCTACCATGTCACCTCGTTATGCAACAGTTAACCCTGCTGCAAATGCCGCACTGGTTAACGGACTCTCTGGTTTCTTTAATCCTACCGATGTCATCTCTCGCCAGTTCAAAAATGGCATGATGGGTGAGAGCGTGTTGGGCTATGAAGAAGTCAACATGAGTCAATCCATCAAGTCGTTCACTACTGGTTCTCGTACTGCCACTGGTGGTACATTATCAGCCGCTGTTATCGCAGAGGGTGCTACTACTATCGCCATCACTGGTGCTGGTGCTGCTGGTACTGTCAAGATCGGCGACGTGTTCACTGTTGCTGGTTGCTACGCTGTGAATCCACAAACCCGTGAGTCCACTGGTTCGTTGTTCCAGTTTGTTGCTACTGCTGACGTGACTCTGAGTGGCGCTGGTGCTGGTAACATTACTGTAGCGGCAATCTATTCCGCTGCTAATGCTCTGGCTACTGTTGAAACTCTACCTGCCAACGGTGCTGCTGTTGTGTTCGTAGGTGCTGCCTCTAGCGCTTACGCACAGAACTTGGTCTATCATAGAGACGCTATTGCATTCGCTACTGCTGACCTATTGCTCCCTGGTGGTGTTGACATGGCATCTCGTGCTGTTCATAACGGCATCAGCTTGCGTGTTGTTCGCCAGTACGATATTAACAACGACCGTATGCCTTGTCGTGTTGATGTTCTGTACGGATACGGTACCATCCGTCCTCAAATGGCAGCTCGTATCTGGGGCTAATCCTTAGATAACTGCTACAGACCCCGCCTAGTGCGGGGTCTTTTTTCTAAAGGATACTCTATGAATATCGTCATGGTTCACCCGATTCACGGAGCTAAGGTTGCGATTAACGAAACCGAAATCCAACAAGATGAAAAAAACGGATGGGTGAGGTATAATCCAGATACACCCGCTGAGGTGGCACCCGAATCTGAGAAGCCTAAACGCATTAAACCGATTCGTAAGGTGAGTGACCAATCCATCGAACAGCCCAACGAAGTTCCTGATTTCTTGACTTCGGCAAGCGACGACTCCGAGGAGAAACAACATGGCAACAGCAGGTAATCAGATTGACAGAGCACTCCGTTTACTCGGTGTTCTCGCCGAAGGTGAAACAGCGTCAGCAGCCACAAGTCAAGACGCTTTGACCGCACTCAACCAAATGGTTGACTCATGGTCTATAGAACGATTATCAGTATACGCTACACAAGACCAAGTATTCACTTGGCCCGCTGGTCAGATCACGCGCACGCTTGGTCCGAGTGGTGATTTCGTAGGCACTCGCCCCGTGCTGCTAGATGACTCCACTTATCTTGTGGGGACAGATGGACTGTCGTACAGTGTATCGTTCATCAACGAACAGCAATATAATAACATCGCACAAAAGACGACATCGTCGACTTATCCTCAAGTGATGTTTACCAACATGACATACCCTAACATTGAGATGAGCATCTACCCAGAACCTTCTCAAGCATTGGTGTGGCATTTCATATCAGTACAAGAGTTAAGTCAACCAGCCACACTAGCGACCGACTTGCAATTTCCTCCTGGTTACATGAGAGCGTTCGCATACAACCTCGCGTGTGAAATTGCTCCTGAGTTTGGTGTAGAACCTTCACCACAAGTACAGCGTATCGCTATGACCAGCAAGCGGAATCTCAAGCGTATTAACAACCCCGACGATATGATGTCGATGCCTTACGCAATGGTGGCGCGTCGTGGTAGATTCAATATCTATACGGGTTATCCACAATGAAAACACCAATACTGGGTAGTTCTTATGTTGCGCGTTCTATCAATGCCGCTAATGCACGCATGGTTAACTTGTTTCCTGAGATTATCCCAGATGGTGGTAAGGAACCCGCATTTCTGAATCGAGCACCAGGAATCGAATTGAAAGTGACTGTGGGTGACGGTCCTGTTCGTGGGATTTGGAATCTGAATAATATATTGTATGTGGTCAGTGGTAATTATTTTTACAAAGTTGATGTTAATTATACAGTGACTGAAATTGGACCCATATCTGATTTTATTAACCCAATCTCGGTCGGACCTGTCAGCATGGCAGACAATGGTACACAGATATTTATTGCGTGTAATGGTCCAAGTTATATATATGACTCCAATACAGATACCCTTTCTCCGGTTATGGGGGAGGATGAGGTCGGTATATCGGCTGTCACTGTAGCTTTCTTAGATGGGTATTTCGTATTCAATGAACCAAATAGTCAGAAAATATGGGTCACGTCTTTATACGACGGTACTATCATTGATCCATTGGATTTCGCTAGTGCTGAAGGTGCCCCCGACGGAGTAGTCAGCGTCATCGCAGACCATAGAGAATTGTGGGTGTTTGGTACCAATTCTGTCGAGGTGTGGTACAACAGCGGTAATTCCGACTTCCCACTATCGCGGATACAGGGAGCTTTCAATGAACTCGGTTGCGCTGCGGCATACTCAGTCGCTAAGGCAGATAATGGTATATTTTGGCTCGGTAAAGACGCTCGCGGTCAAGGTATTGTGTACCGTGCCAATGGTTACACGGGTCAGCGTATCTCAACTCACGCTGTAGAGTGGCAGATTCAACAATACGCCAATATGTCGGATACCATTGGATATACTTATCAACAAGAGGGGCACGCTTTCTATGTCTTGGTATTTCCGAGTGCTAACACCACATGGGTTTATGATATGTCGACACAATCATGGCATGAACGTGCTGAGTTTGTTAACGGATCATTCACGCGCCATCGCAGTAACTGTCAATCATTCTTCAATAATGATGTGGTAGTAGGGGACTACGATAATGGTAATATATATGCGTTCGACCTCACCGACTACTCGGACAATGGTGGCATTCAGAAATGGTTACGATCATGGAGAGCATTACCTACTGGACAGACTAATCTCAAACGCACCGCACACCATAGCCTCCAACTCGATTTAGAAACAGGTGTCGGTCTAATCTCAGGGCAGGGCAGTGACCCAGAAGTCATGCTACGCTGGTCGGACGATGGTGGCCACACATGGTCCAACGAACACTGGGTCGGTATCGGTAAAATAGGTGAATATGGACATCGCGCCATCTGGCGACGGTTAGGTATGACAATGAAACTACGTGACCGTGTTTACGAGGTATCTGGTACCGATCCCGTGAAGATTTCCATCATGGGTGCTGAACTCATACTGACTCCGACAAATGCCTAATCCACTCAATGTCCCCGTCACCCCATCGCGGGTACCACTCGTTGATCCGAAAACGAATGGTTTATCGCGTGACTGGTATATGTTCTTTCTATCATTGTACCAACTGGTTGGTGGTAGTTCCGTGTCATTAAATGATTTGCAAAAGGTGCCCCCTACACTGACAATTGATGAAATTAACCATATTATCAATAAAACAACTGAACAATTATCCCCATCTCAGGATGGGTTATTGGCACGGATTGCCGAATTAGAGAAGCAGATTAACGCATTAGAGACGCAACCCCCTTCTTCAATTGATGTGGTTTCTAGCACCAATTACGCACCTGTTACCAAGAATGCTGATTTCTCGGTGGCGATTGATGAAACTTGGTTAATTAACAATAAATCGGGTTCATCTTGTACAGTGACACTACCGACCGCTGGTTTATATACAGGCAGGGTGTTATATTTTCAAAATTATCAAACCCAAACACTTGTGTCAGCATCATCTAATGTGATACCATTGGTGGGTGGTGCCGCAGGCACAGCTATTCTTGCTGCTGTTGCAGGAGACATAGCGACTCTGGTTTCTAATGGCACAGATTGGACAATGACGCAATAGTATAATGTTGTTGAACTAAGGAGAAAGATATGACAGTTCAGATAAAAGTCCTCGTTCCTAGCAAGATAGTCGAGTCTGTTCAGACTACCCAGTACACAGCGTCTAATGTAACCACAATCATCGACAAATTTACAGCGACAAATTACAACACTGTGGCTGCCACAGTTTCCGTCAATCTTGTTACAATCGCTGGTTCTGCTGGTAATGTCAACCTGATAACCAAGACCAAGACGCTTCAACCCTCTGAGGTTTATACATTCCCTGAATTAGTGGGTCAGATGTTGAGTAATGGTGACTTTATCAGTACAATTGCGGGAACTGCTAGTTCTATCAACATGCGAGTCAGTGGACGTGAGGTGACACAATGACCACAGATGTGACCCAACTCGAAGATGTATCAACATTCGCTGTTGGGGGCGCAGTATTCGCGCGTGTGCCAGCACTTGAAAAAGAATTATTGAAATTACCACAAGCTAACATAATCACAGAACATATTTTCAATAGTGGTGTGTATGAAAGAAAGATCACAATCCCACCCTGGGTTGTTTTGACAGGAGCAGAACATAAAACAGATTATCGTGTGCGACTGGAGTGCGGCACAATTGCCGTAACTACTGACGATGGTGTCAAGATAATAACTGGACCGTTGGAGTTTGATGCAAAAGCAGGAACACAGCGAGCCGGTCGTGTGTTCGATGAAGAAGTCGTATGGGTAGATATTTACCCAAATCCTGATGATTGTGTTGATTTATCGGTATTGGAGAAACGACTATATGTTGTACCGGACTGCGGACTGGCTGATAGTCGAACTGAGATACAGAAAGCAAAAGTAGATTATGGTGCGTTCCTCTATCAAATTGGTATGACCCAAGAGGAGATGGACAAGATTGTTCACATCGAGTGTGATTTAATGGAGATGCCCGATGGGGTGTTTACTGAG